TCTACTTCATCAATAGTTTCTATTAAAGCGGTAGAGATAGTCTGAAATATTGTATATTTATCTAATTTTTCATGGAGTTCATTTTTTAATTGAACTATATGGTTTATGTAACTAAAGGATGGTCCTTGTGTATCTACTATAACCGTTATATCGGATTTGTTATCACCTGAAATTATAATACTGTCACTCATATATATTAGGCTGGTTGTTGTGCTGGTTCTGGTGCAGGAGTTTCTGTTTCTGGTGCAGCATTAGCGGATTGACCCCCAAAGGCTGGTATTTCGGATGGATTAGTTTGATCTAATCCTTCGCTAGCCCCCAAACCCCCTCCACTCATACCACCACCTGATGAAATTTGATCTCCTCCAGCTGATAATTCTTGTCCCGCTTCTGACATTGCTTCCATATGTTCTCTCCAATTAGGTCCAAATTGTTGAATTTGTGCTAATTCCCATTTAAGAGCCTCATCTTTTCTTTTCCATTCCATATTTTCTGATATTTTTTCATCAGAAAGACCTAAATAATATCTTTGGCAATATGTTTTGGACATAGAATCGTTTTGAGACATATTATTAAAATTCGTATACTTTAAATCAAATAATTGTTGTTGTCTAACCGCAAAATAACTAGATGGAGGGGTAAATTCTAGGTCAAAATACGATTCGTGTACATTATAATCCTTCCACCAATTTCTTAATTTTAAATGTGTAACAAAAGATTGTTTAAATCCTTGTGCAAAATGATGTTGTATTCTTAAAATAAATTTAGCAAATCTTAATTCTTCTCTTAGGATTTGTGCTCCATCGGAAAAAGATTGTTCTGGATTGATTCTGGTTTCTGGAACCTTTAAGGATTTATATAATTTTTTTACAAAGTATATTAAATCTGCTATTTCTGAAATATTAGCACCACCAGCCATTGATTCTACATCAGATCCGGTTTCTCCTGCCCTTTTAGCAAACCAAAAATCATCCAACATCGAAAGCGGTTCATATATATTTCCCGCACCCGGATTGGTAGAGCTTCCGTCATAGGTTTTTCTAGATCTATAGGCTTGCATCATTTGTTTCATGACTGCTTCTGCCTTTGCTGGTGGCATGTTTCCTACATCAATTTTAAATTTAAGTCTTTCTGGTGCTCTTACCAACCTATAAATAACAATAGAATCTTCCAACAAAGAAACTTGTTTATAAGCTCTTCTACAATTTTCAATAAATGGAACTCTAATAGTAAAATCTTCATTCCAAATATTAGAATGTACGTAGGTTACTTGTTTTCCCTCTAATGTTAAGATTTGTTGTTGTAAAGAATTAACCGGATTAGTATTTTTCATACTAGGAGGGTATTGATTAGCATTATTTGCTGAAATATCGATTGGTTTTTGGAATAAAAAGTTTTCTATAACCGTGTTTTGTATACTATCATAGACGGGATTGATCAATTCACCGGGTATTCGTAATGCGCCAACAATACCTAAATCTTTTTTTTCTCCATGTATAACGTTTTCCCAAAAAATTTCTCCCTCGGTTAACCAATTTCTACAATAACTCCATCCGCTTTTTTCTAATTCATAAATTTTAATAAATTTATAAAATTCTTTTTCAATTTCCGCTTTTTCTTCGGCTTCTAATTTATTAAAATTGTTCCATTGTAGTGTTATTACATTACCATTATCATCTTTATTAATAAAATCGTCACAAATTTCATCCAAACAATCAGATACTTCGGCAAAAGCAGCCATTCTACGATATTCTGATAATCTTCGAGCTTTATCTGTATCTAATTTAGCATAAATATATTGATGATAACCTTTATCTGAATTAAACCCATTTGCTAAATTTTCGTTCCAATCGTTATTTAAATGAGGTCCGGTTATAACGGATTGCTTCATTATTTTCATTTCACGATTTTTTGTTAATCGATGAAATAATTCGTATTTTGGATTATTATCGTCTACGTCTTGTACAATGTCGGCATAAGGAAGTTTTGATAATAAAGAAGATATAAATCCTCTTCCCTGATCAGGTTTAAAATTAGATTGATTGAAAGCACCAGCCATACAAAATATTTAGTCTGTTTCTTTTAAAAAACAATATTTTAATGGTGTATATTAATTTGTTTCAACTATCCAACCTTTTGATATTAGACTTGATTTAGCGTTTAAAGCTTCTGTGCTTACTGGTGCTGCATTATCTCCACCAGGATAATTAACGGAACCACTGTAATCAGTGCTGCTTAACAAAATACTAAATGTTGTTATATACTGAGCGGCAATTCCTTTTGGGGCAAGAATATTTTCAGGCGTTACTGATGCTGGTTGGGCATTATCTATACCGATTAAAATACTTTCAACGTTTGACTGTGTTAATTTACTATCTTGAGCATTTAAAAATATAATTTCTCCGTATGAAGAAGATATGTCTAAATTTGTTATATCGCTTGCTTGTGCCTGTACAAATTTTAATTTTGTTTTTGTACTTAAAAAATCAGTATTTAATAATCTAGTTGATGACATTTCAACATTTTCTAATTCTGTATCTTGGTTATCGTCTTGCGTAATATTTTTTAATTGATAAATCGCATTAAAATCACAATATTTAAGTTTTGGACAGTTTGTAATATTAATAGCTGATAATACACTAAAATTTTGGTACATATCAAGCGATTCAAGATTTACACATCCGGAAAAATCAACGCTTTCTATATTATCATTTAAATATATCGCCGCTGATGAGAGACTTATACAATTACTAAGATCTATTTTTATCGATTTGCTAAATGTTTGTAAAGAATCCAGCAATCCGATCTCTATAAAAGTTAATTTCTCCCTGTCCAACATAGTAATAGTGTCATTTGAACGATTCGTATAAAATTTAACATCGCCCCACCAATTAATTCTATGGTTAAACCCGTAGTCATTATTAGTATGCTCAACAAAATCAAATACCTCGGTTGGCGCAAAATTGTATATGAATGGAGTTCTTACTTGAAAATGATCTGACAAATATTCGACTAAACTCGAAAGATTTGTTTTATATTCTTCTGTGCCATCAGCTTTATAACCAACTATGTAATCAGCGTCTTCTAGTAAAGGTTTATTTTGAAAATCGGGAAATTTAATTATTGCCATATATTACTACTTATTGTTTTTATATATTTTTTTATCAAATAAAATTTTATATAGGTGCTAAAATATCATCTTTTATAGAATATAATAAATCTTCTGATATCGAACCTAATTGAAATCCGTCAAAAAATATCTCTTGGTTTACTGGCGTGAATCCAATAATCAAAGAACCCGTTGTGAAATATGTAAATGTAAATATTTCATCATTTATTGTTGAGAGTTTAACACTGTTGGTAACATATACACTAGAAAAGTCGGCTGATACCAAATTTGTAGTTGTTATTCCCAAATTACAATCATTATAATCATTTATATTGTAATTATTCGTAAATGTAACACCATTTACACCGCCTATAGTAATATTAAAGGTATTGATTAAATCATCAACTTTAAAATAATATTGTTTAATCGGATCAACATCAATCACTGAGTTATCGTCTTCCACTATAATTAATAAAGGTGTGGGTGTAGGCGTAGGTGTGGGTGTGGGTGTTGAAGTTGGGGTTGGTGTTGGTGTTGGACAGAGATCGCATCCACCATTAAATGTAACAAAATTATCTCCTGATGTAATATTAACGGTTTTTATTTGTCCATTATATGATATAAAAATGTAACCTGTTCCTATATTAGTAAAACCTTCGCTATAAAAAGTATTAGAATTGCAGAATGTTGTGCCATCTCCTGTGCAATTTGTAATTGATAAATTTTGTCCACATGATGTTGCAGAATCTTCACCCCAATATATTGTACCAGAAAATAATGTAGGTGTAGCAGTAGGTGTTAGTGTAGGAGTAGAAGTAGGTGTAGCAGTAGGTGTTAGTGTAGGAGTAGAAGTAGGTGTAGCAGTAGGTGTTAGTGTAGGAGTAGAAGTAGGTGTAGCAGTAGGTGTTAGTGTAGGAGTAGAAGTAGGTGTTGGTGTAGAACCTGATGTGCCTTGTTTTAATCTTATAGAATATCCTTTAGGTTTAGTATCAAGACCATGATAAACGCTATCAAGATAATTATTAAAATTTATAACCATAGCAGACCCGTCAACTTCTGTAGATGTCCAGAAGCTTCCGCGCCTGTTGCGTAAGTCTGATGTACCAGCATCAGACATGTATCCGCTAGGAATAACCGAAAATCCAGTTTCGTTTGTTGCGTTTACATTTGGAGAGTTCCACAGTCCAGTAGAATCTTCTACCGTTCCGGTTGTTTTCATTTTACCCCCAGCTTGATTTCCCAAACAAACTTCAATATCAGTCCAATCCGATTCACTTGGAATCGAATAGCCCCCCTGACCAATTCCTCTTGCATCGCCTACAACATACCAGTTATACAATTTACCATAAATTGCTTCATTGTTGGGATCAAAATTATAATAACACCAAGCTGGTGTGCCTGAAATTCCAGCATTTACCCATTCGGATTGGTTGGTTGCTTGTAGTATAGAGTCGCCGTTTCTAAATGTTGTGCCGTTAAAGTTTTGTGTATCCCAATTTTGGATACAATTTAAATTAGGATTATTAGTAGGGGTAGGAGTAGGTGTTGATGTGCTAGTAGGTACTGGTGTTGGAGTTACCGGAGAATTTAATTTGTTTTGAATCTCTTGAATAGAATCTTTTATAATATCTATATTAGAATATAAATTTTCAAAATTTGAATTTATTTTATTTCTTATTGTGAATAATGATTCTCTATTATTTAAAATTTGTCTTGCCATATATATATATTATTTACTTAGTTTTTTTTCTATCTATTTTGTTTAATTTTCATTCCATGTATAATCATCTATCCATAATAATAAATCATCCCATACATAGTTGTAATATGATATTTCTATACCGCTAATCCACGGAAATTGTATGTTTTCTGATTCATTAAAAGAACTAAAGTATGGCAATATCGTGTCTTTTGTTAATTTTCCATAACCTGCTTCATTTTCCATTATAACATCAACAAATCCTATTGTTTTTGGCTGTTCGGGAAAACGAAAAGTTAATATTTTTTCATCTATTACTGTAAATGTTGGAACTATTATGCCTCTAAATGGTGGATATGATTTTTTTTGTGTGCATGTACCTGAAATAAAAGGATTAAAACATCTAATATCATCGAACATCATTTCATCTGATGCGCTTAAATATAATTTTCTAGGACGTAAAAATGATTTGCCCTTTATAAATACATCAATAGCTGAAATGTTATTATTTAAATTTAATTTTAATGGTATTACCTTTTTCATTTAAAATTGAGGTCTTGCTGAAATACTATAATAATCTGTAAACATTTCATCTATATCAACTAAAATATTATTATCAAAAACAGAAGGATGGTATTCCGAATCTATAACGTATATTTTATTTACCACTTCATCCATTTTCTTAAACAACCAACCTTTTATTGTAAAGGTTGTGTCGGCGGTTATTCTATATGGTTGAGTTGACTGTAGATCGGTTGGATAATTCAATCTAATATTACCGTCCCATAATATTTCTGATCTTATTTCGGTGGGAAATTTAGGATCAACTGTTGGTATTTTCCAAGAAATTACTATATAAGGATCACAATAAGGAACAAAATTTGATATAATTTGATCCATATCATTCTGATACTTTGTTACTATAGTCATGGAGACTCCTATATTTACGGGTACTGGCTGTAATATTTTTTTATCATACGGTAAAGAATTTTCATCATTACTATAAGGAACCCGAAATCCTTCAATCTTATTAAAAACTCTTGATTGATCTCTTGCGATTGAACTAATGTTTACGCCGATAACCGGAACCGTCAATCCACCGGGCGCGGGGTTATTTAAATAATTAAATACTCTGGTTTTAGGAGCATAAACATATAGAACTTTTTTATCTTCTGGTGTAAGAAGATTTTTATTTTTGTCGTAACGTTTAATTATGACATCATTAAATGCAGAAACCATCTGCTCTAATAGTGTTTGTATTTCCCAATTAAACGTATATTTTTTCATTTTATATAACTATTTATATAAAAGAAATAATTTAAATAATTTTAATTATATAAAACGCTCTAAAAAGTATTTTGGTAGGGTTTTACTCTCTCTTTGTATAGCATTAACAGCTGTACCGTCTAGTATATATGTTACAGAATAGTCATCTTTAGACCTAGTACATCTACCACACATTTGAATAATTTTATCCAACATTTTAGAAGCATAATGTGAAGGACTTTCTTTAAACATTTTTTTAATTCTATTAGAGTTTAACGGTAAATATGGTGCTTTCATAATAATCTGAAATCTTCCAAATTCATCATCTAGACTTATACCAGTATCCAAAGACGGACTAATCAATATAGTAGATTCTTCCGAATTAAAATGTTCTTTGATTATATCTTCGTTTGTTATACCGTCTTCTCTGAAAAGAAATCGATCATCGTTTTTTAGTTGTTTTTTGAATTCTTGGGTTATTTTATTTGTATGCGTATGTATTAATCCTTTTTCATTTGGATGATTTTTGCATATTTCGATTGCTGATTTTACAAGATCTGGCAACAATTGATCGAGTGTTTTATAAGACAAACAATACTTTTTTGAACAAATTATAGGGGATTTTTTAGGCTCAAAAGTAGATCCGATTTCAAAATATTCGTATTCGTCATCAGATATGCCCAATGACTTTGTATATTCCTTCGGGTTAGAAATTGTAGCAGATATCATCAAAATCCTATCAGCTTTATCGAAAATATTTTTAGCCAATGGTTTTATATTATACGGAGCAAATACAACTTTTTCGGATGAAAAAGATTCTACTAAATATTCGCAATCTTTCCAATTATTCAAAACTAAATCCATCGTAGAAACCATATTGGATAGTCTGGATATTTTGCTAGAAACTTTTGTATTGATTTTATCGAATCCGGCTTTTAATGAAACTTTTTGAGCATTTAAAAAACAATCTTCGTATTCCTTGGTTACTTCTATATGTAAATCTTGCAACCATTTTTTAGAAATATTTGCTTTATCTTCTAATAGTTTTGTGTGCGGTATACCTTCAAATTTTAAATTTTTATAATTGATTGTTAATGTATATTTGTTAATTAATTCATCCTCAAGTTCAGATGCTTCATCCATTATCAAAATTTGTCTTTTTTGTAAAAAATCAGGAAGATTTAAAAAAACACTATAATTTAATACTGAAGATTTTGAGATTAATCCAGTATTTCTATTTTTATAATAAGGGCATCGATTTTCCTGAAAACATTCCATCTTTTGAGACGGTAAAAGTGAACAAGGCGCAAAATCAGTAGAAAAGCTATCGTCTATATCGCATTTATAATTGCCTTTTCCTTTTATGCTAATTCCATCTAAAAATAAATTAGAATATTGATCTTGTAACGATTTACTAATTGTTAGAATAAAAGATCCAAAAGATTCAGCATCTAAAAATTCCTGAGAAACACAAAATTCATTATCTTTATTTTTTCTATATATTGAATAATCATCTATATATCCCTTTAGGTGATCGTCTATAGTTCTTGTGCTTTCTGCTATAGTTTTTGCTATATGTGATTTACCTGAACCTGTAGGCAAACAACCAATTGCTATTTTTTTACCGGAATTCCAAATACGTTCTATGTTTTTAAACGCATCGATCTGTTGTTTTCTTGGTGTTGCTCCTTTTGGAAAAAAATCTAAAAAATTTGACATCTGTTAGAGACTACATATTTTTATACCCGATGTCAATTTGTTTCTGCTAAATCTTTATTCAATGATTTGCTGAGTTCTCGATCAACTACCTTTAAAACACACGGAGCTGCAAAATAAATAAAATTTTCCTTATCTCTTCCGGCGTACAATCTACCGTAATTTTGTTTTTTATTAATTTTTGGGTAAGATTTTAGAGGAATTTGGCTTATATCTAAAAGTTTTAAATCTTTTTCGGGTATATTTATAATAGTACCCGAAAAAACATTAAATATTGGTATTTTTTTATTTTCCATTTATAGTTAATATTGTATTAAAATATTTTGATTTTGCAACTTTTGGATTAAACAATGAAAAATATGGTTCAACATCAAATAAATGCTTTTTTAATTTTGCTATTCTATAATCAAAATACATTAAATCGTCATCTTCGTGAAATTCTATATCAAACGGTATCGGTATTTCTATTTTGTCTTTCTTTTTTTTATCGGTTTCTAATACAAAAACCAAATAAAAATTCCTCTGATAAAAAAGAACAAGTTTTCCTTTTTTAATAGTTTTATTTTTAAGTTCAAAACTTATTGTTTTTTGTAATAATTTTTTACAATTATTTTCTATATATGTTCCATTGATAAGCATATTTTAACGATCCATAAATGATGCTTTTTCGGCTGGTTGCATTTTTGATAATACTAAATTGTAGTATTGCCAAAATTTAATCGGATTTGGATAAGTTTTGATTGGAAATACACTAGCACTGACCAAATTTAAATTTTCTGCTGGAACAGAACGCCAATCTTGCATGATCAAATCCCATACTACTAATAACTTTTTTGATGCTGCATTATAAGCTGGAGGATTGGACGGTTTTCTAAAATGTAAAAGTCTTTTTCCTTCATCAGAATTTAATAATTTTTTATCTAGGGTTAAAAGCATTCTTCTTGTTCTAGGTAAGCGATTTTTATCTCTACGTGTAAATACTATTTGTAATACGTGAGTTTGCGCTAAATTAAATAATCCTGATAAACTAATATTACTAGCCATTTTTTGGTTTAGCTACTCCGAATATTCGGGCTTCATTTAAAAACACTAAGTTAGACATACCGTTGAGACTTGCTACCTTTATTCCTTTATCATTCGGAAAAATTACATAGTCATCTTTCTTTACGGTTTGGCAATTTGGCCCCGCTAGATGCACTTTTCCTACTCTCCATGCAAAATTAACGACATCTACAGGAACCCAAATGTTTCCACGCTTAATCTGTGTTCCGTCTGATGATATATCAACATATTCTACCATTAGAATATCATCAAGAACATCGGTTAATTCCCATCCTTCTAGATTCAAATCAGAATTTTTATAACTTTCTAATTCAACCATTCCTTTATTTAAATTTTCTACATTTTTTGGTATTAGGTCTATCATATGTTTTTAATTAGTTATACCATTTAATTTTTCAACTAAATTATTATATAATTTAATCTCTCTCTTAGATATTTCATAGTTTTTACACACTAAATCTAAAGATTCATCGGTTTCTTCTGTATTTTGTTTCTTTTTTATGTATTTAATTTTTGTATGTATTTTGGGTAATAATGTTTTGTAGAATTTGCAATTATTTAAAAATTTTTCAAAATTGTCATCATTGCCTACCATATCCCATCTATTGGTTGTAACGTTTAAAATTTTAGAAATGTCTGAATCAGACATAGATAACCATCTATTAAAAATATATGGTGTTATATTATTTTCATATATGGGGTCTTTACCATTTTTTTTAAGAACCCAGTCTAAAAATTCAAAAATGTTAGCTTGTTGCATATAAAGTTTTAAATTTTTCGTTAGATTTTTCCCATTCTTCGGTTAACATAGAATCTCCTAACCCATAGTGTACAGCCCTCAATGGAAAAACACCAGCTTTAATTTTTAAATTATTAGCTCTTAGGCAAAACGAAATATCGTAATGATGAAAACTAAAATTTTCGTCCCATTTTAATCCGGTTTCGATAGCTTTTTCTACATTCACCCCAATAAAAAGACCGTCTAACAATAAAGCTCTACTGTCAGATGGGCCAAACACAGTTGTCCATACTTTTCGGTCTTTTGCGTAATGGGCAACTTCTCCTACGTAATTTGAAGATTCTGACATTAAGTGCCAAGCACACATTTCAGAATTTATATTACATGATTTTGTACCCGCCAATCCTATAATATCATATTTTTCAAAGGCTAGTTGTATTTTTTCCAATGCAAACAAATCATCAATTAATACATCATCATGAATAAATATAACACAATTACTTTTAAATTCTTCGGTTAAGAATTTATTATATACTTTTGTTAAAGGTTCCGTATTATTTTCTATAACATATGTGCTATTTAAAAGGTTAGTTTTTTCTAAAAAAAGACCGAATGGTTTTTTCTCTAGAAATGATTTTTTTGTTTCTTTTGTTGCTACTACGAATTTGATATTTTTCATGTTTTTAAAATGTATTTGTATAACTAAATGATAAGTAATTTTATCATAATGGCTAAAAATGTCAAAAATAATAATAAAAATATGAAAACTTTAGTTCCTCAATCATCTAAAAAAATAAAAAAACAAATTGCTAATGTTTTAGATGCTAATATGCGAAAAATTGATTTAAACGAATCCGATATTCCTTTTATATCTAGTTTTGTTAAAGCTCTTTTGAGAGAACAAGGTGAAGATAAGGGTGAACCTATACCAACACAACCTTCATCATCAGAAGAACCTAATCGTGATGTTTTTTCGCCTGAGAAAAATAAACAAGATTTTGAAAAATCATTTTCACAAGATTCTGATCCTTCACAATTTGAAACCGAAGGATTAGCCCCTGAAGTAACCCAACAAAATTTAGAACAAATTAGAACATGGGCAGAGAAATTGGATGAATTTGCAAACTTTTTGAACGATCCCGATAAAGGAACATCTTTGCATAGAATATTGGCCGATTCCGACAGACCAGGTAGTTTGTTGAGGGGCGTTACTCGTAAGGCTTCTGATTCTATTACTCGTATTGCTGGTGAAGTAGAAAAATTAAAGGAAGTTCTCAATACATTCATCATTACCGCGCCTAAGAAAATGCGTGATAATGAACAGTTAGGTAAACCATCCTAATATTATATGAAATTTGACCAACACTTATTAGAAAGTGCTTATAAAAAAATTTATTTGAAGGAAGAGATTTCTTCATTTGAGGATGGTGAATATGATCCTTTACCAAATCCCCAGCAAAAATCCGAATCCGAAATCGACCGTGAAATTGATGAAGAAGATGATCGCGCCGAAACAAACGATTCGATACAACAAGTAATAAATGAGTTGGGTAATCGTATACCTTCTGAAAATTTGTTAAAAAATCTTAATAGTTTAAGTTCAGATGCGATAGAAGAACTTATTTCGACTCTTAATGAGAACGAACAATGGGTTTTAAAAGATAATCTTATTAGATTTTTATTTATATTAAAAGGTTATGAATTTTAATATAAATTTTTTAAGATAAAATTATAATTAATTTGATTTAGATTTTTATCGATAGCTATTTCATTAAAATCTTTATATTTTATATTCGGCCATTTAAATACTTTTTCCGAATCGTTTAATAATCTCAATACTTTTTGTTTTGTTTCTTCGTCTTTAGATACATATATATTGTCAAGAACCCATATTTTTTTATGAAATGGAAAATTGTTAAGTTGTTCTCTTTGTGTTTTGGTTAAGGTTAACCCGCAAACGGCAACACCATTCTTAACAAACATAGAATCTATCGGTCCTTCAAATAAAAAAATATAGTCAAAATCGGGGTCTATATTTTCTATACCAAAAATTGTTTTATCGTGACCCATTTTTCCTAAATATCTAGGTTCTGTTTTATCTATTGATCGAGTCTGATAGAAAATTATTTTATTATTTGTATCATAAAAAGGTATAATCAATCTGTTCTTATGAACCTTATCGTTAAAACTTATAAAATAATTTTTTGCTTTGTTTATGGCTACGTCTAATTTTCTTTCCTTAATATAATCCAAGGCTTTTGCAAAATATCTATTATTTTTATAATATTTTTGCTGTATAGGATCCATTATGTTTATAGAATCATAAGGTAAAGACGGTAAAATTAATTCTTTTTTTAATTCTACGTTTTTTATTTCCTTGGAAAAATCCTCACTAGAATTTTCAGATAACAATTCGTCGTATGATTGTCCTGAAACATTAGATAACCAACCTAATGCTGACCATGATTTATTGCAATTAAAACAATAGAATGATTTTGTTTTTGGGTAATAAAACAATCTTTTCTTCTTCCCCCAAGAAGAACCTTCCCTACATATTGGACAACATGCATTATAATTTCCATCATATTTATTGAATGATGGATCTCCAGCATAGGTATAAAATCCGTGTAATATAAAACTTTCGGTTAGTGCCATGACTATATTATCATGGCACTATATTTAATATTTGTCAATATTAATCCCAATCGTTAATGTTATCATCTAACATTTCTTTTTCGCCCCAAGGATCCTCGGAATCAATACCTAAATCTTTTGCCAGTTCTGGATCAATTTTATGGGAAATAGAACTGTCTGTTGTAAAATTATCGATATCTCCTTCTTCTTCGTCGGTCCTAAGACCTTCCATATCGTCATTAGGATCATTATTTAATGATTCTGGTTCTTCTAGATCATCCAATGATGGATCTTTTACAGCAACCAATTTACCATCTTGATCTGCTAACTGACCGTCTTTAACCATTTTAGAAATAATCTTTTCTACTTCTTCTTCTTCGTGACCGTATTTTGAAATATATGACTTGATTTCTTCTTTTGTCGCAGCTTCATCGTCTGATTCAATAATATAATTGTATATATGTTCTTCGACGCTAGAAATGCTTTTTTCTTCTTCGGGTTGAACCGAATTTTCATCAAATTCTACAAAATAAGAATGATCTGGTGTTGTTAATACGTGCCAAAATCTTTTAAACAACATCTTCTTTTCATCTGGTGACAATCCTTTATCATAAAAACCAGACATAATAGTATTTTCCCATTCTGGTTTAGTTTCTGGTAGATTTCCGGTATTTTCTACGTGTTGTAATGATGATATATAAAAATTTTTAAACGGACTTTTGAGATTTTGTAAATCTTCCTTAAGCTTATCCACATTTAAAGTATATTTGGGATATACTTTCTTTTTTCTTCCTTCATTAATAGTTACAACTTTTTCAAAAAGTATGTCAAATTTAGTTTTTTTCATATATTTATAAAATATTTATCTTTTTATGGTACAATTATTTCTTTTTCTGGTGGCATGTATATATCAGACATTAATGAATCTTCATCACCAAAAGGTTTTCCGTCTTTATTGATATATAATTCTGTAAGTTTTATTCTTTGTTCTGGTGTTCCGTAAATTTCTATCATTGCTGGACAATCATCTTTTGGAAAGATTTTACCGTCTCCTTTTAAATATGACTGTTGAAATATTTTAAATATACCATCAATTTCTTCCCTGTAAACTTCATTCGTACTTCTTAGACCGTCTTTTACTATTTCAACGGGTGACTGCTTAGTAATCGGAAAGAAGAAAATGATATCATAAAGTCTTAATGTTTCATGTGTAATAGTTCTGGTTTGTTCAACAAAGGTATCGCTTACTTTTCCATTTAGATTTAACCATACTGTATATGCTAGATTATCCAATACACATCTGTCAAGAATATTATTTTCGTCTTTGCTACAATCTATAGCCTGATTCACCAAAACATCAAGAATTATTTTCTGAGATTCTTCATTCCCGTCCTCATTAATAATTAAATTTTGTTCTTTTATTATATCTCTATACGATTTTTCAGGAGTTTTATACATTGACCAATTTTTTAAAAAATCGGATATATAAGTTGATTTACCCTGACAAGCTGTTCCGGTTACGCAAATTTTCATATAAAATTTTCCTTTAAAACTATTTCTGGAAAAAATGTAACCAATTCTTCGGTGTGCAGATCATTGTATTCATATTTTTCATCTAGTTTACTTAATACGCTAATTCTATTTGTAGGTATTGTTGGATTTCCTGCTCTCAATTTTAATAATAAATCTTTTATATCCATAGTATCATCATAGTCCCAATCGGCATTCGCATCGATTGAACAAGAAAATAATAAAGATTCTAGAATAATAGAAAATTCTCTTTCGGTTAAATTTAAATTAATATTTGATTCTATTGGTGACATCTATATCCATATTAACCAATTTTTGGATAAATGTCAAATAGAAGATTCTTCAGGTTTTTCTCCTGATGCTATAAATTCTTTCAACTGAGAAATAATAGATTCTGAGTTATTGCTATCTATTGATTTTGTTGCTAGTGATCGTTTAAATTCTTCTTGTCTTTGTTGATCAGCATTAAAAAAGTCTTGAAACATTTTTAACATATCAGTCTTAACACCAATAACATCATTCGGATCTGGTAATTCTGATTGGTTAATTTGTTCCTTTGTCGGTGGTTGTTGTTCTTGGGGCGGTTCTGGTATTTGTTCGTTGTTACCAGCATTTGTAGGGATCGGTGCTTCCTCATTTAAAAACATTTTATATGATTTTTTATAGGTTTCGTCAAATTTTGAAATTTTCATAAAATTACTTATGTAAATATAATCAATATAAAAGATAATTAGTTATATATGAATTTTAAAAATATTTTAAACGAAAATCTTGATAATATGATGAATGCTATTAAAGGAATGCAAGATTCTAATTTATCGAATAATCCGGTTATCAAATCACAACCAAAACAAAATAATAACAACCCTCAAAATATGTCACCAAAAGCAATAACACCAAGTCTAAAGGTTTCTTTTGATTCGAATACAAATCAATATACCGTAACCGATGGTACTGGTAAGGTTATTGCTAGTGTAAATGATAAAAATAATTTTGCGGCGGTTATAGATGCTCTGACCTCCCATGTTAACAACCCTTAAAAACATTTTATTGAATGGTTCTTCATTTTTACAAAGTAATGTTGCGCCTCCTAATACTCCTAAAGAACTACAAGAGGAACTAGGCACTATTAATTTTTTAAAATCAAAAAAATTTTTTATTACCTTTACAAGTGTATTAATAATATGTTTTTTTTATTTTTCCAGTATAGGTATATTAATACTACTGCCTAATATGCCAGAAAAGATTGCTGGATTTGTTACACTATTCACTAAAACTATTGAACTTTTTACTCTGGTTGTTGGTTTTTATCTAAGTGTTCAAACTGTTTTAGATTATAAAGTAAACACATCATCATCTACTAATTATAATTCAGATTTAAGTACATCTAATCAAAATATTGTGACCAAAGAGTATATATCTTCTCCAAAAGAAGATGATTTTACGCTAGATATAGAATAATATGGATAATAAAAATTATTTAAAATTTGATTGGTCGCCTATTATTTATTGGGAATCTGGTGGAAAAGCTTATTACGAAAAATATTTAAACCGCTTCACATACCCCGGCGGAGCTTCCGGTCCAACCATAATGATCGGTGTTGATTGTGCTTACTATAAAGAAACAGAATTAAGAGAAATATTTAAATTTTTACCTGAATCCGACATAAATTTAATAGTAGGATGTATCGGAAAAACCGGAACCAGTGCTAAAGAATATATTAAAAAATTATCACACATAAAAGTATCATGGGAAAATTCTGAAAAAGTTTTTTTTGATATTATATTGCCAAAATTTTATAATCTTACTTTAAAAATTTGGCCCAAAACCGATGAATTATGTCCCAATGCTCAGGTTGCTCTAACATCCATAGTATTCAATAGAGGATCATCTTTAACAGGCTCCAGTAGAAGTGAAATGCGTAATATAAAAATATTAATATCCGATAAAAAATATAAAGAAATATCCGAAAATGTTTTACATATGAAAAGATTGTGGATAAATAAAAGTATGGACGGATTGTTGAAAAGAAGAGACGAAGAATCTAAATTAATATTATCTTGCGTTTCTTAATATTTTAAGGTTTTCAATAATAATTCTTTTTGTTCTCCGGTTAACCCCAAGCAAGGAATACCGTCAAATATTAAAGAATTTTGACAAAATTTTTCATCTACTAATGGAACTTTTCTATTTTTACAAAATATTTTTTTACAATACATATAAACTTTATCTGTAAAAAAATCAGGATCTTCTAAATGATCCGAAAAATCTGAAAAATTAATATCCAAATCAAAAAATATTAATTTCATATTTTTATCAGAAGATATTTGTTTTAATTGGTTATCTGTTTCGATTATAGTGTTTTTTAATATATCATTAACACATCTGATATTTTTTTTAATTTGTCCGTCTTCTAATAAATTCCAATCGTATAAATAATCTAAAATTTCTTTTACTAATTCATCGCTAAAAGAACTTATGGAAAACATCAATAGTCTTTCCGAAATAACACAATATAAATGATTATTGATTTGAATCACAAGATTCTATTATAGCATTTATTAAAACTCTTTCAACTATTTCAGTGGGTAATGCCAAATTAGCTTCTTTGATAGTATGTTTTAAACTTTTAATATGTGTTTGTATGTCATTTTGAATTTTTGAAATTTTTACTTTTTCATCGAACTGAAGATTTTCAAATATAACCTTTTCTCTTATTAAAAAAGAATCTATGAAAGGTTCTGAAAATTTTTGAATCGATTCAGCAAGACGTTTATAAAAACGATCTAACGGTGAATTATATTTTAAATTATTTTTTTGCGTCACCATCTCAAAAATATGAGATAATATTACTGATTTTTTTAATTGTTCTTTAATTTTTTGATACATTATTCCCCCTTTTATATGAGTGTCACCGTATGGGTTATATGGACATCTTGATGCTATATTAGGTGATCCGCAATATATACAATTTTCGGGTTCATCCATATGGGCATGAGCATTTACCGGAGAATAAATACATCCTGACCCATAATTAGAACTTCCGCAATATGTACATTTCATAATTCTATACTTTGATTAAAAATATCGGAATTTTTTATTTCTAACATTTTATTTTTATTATTTATTAAAAATTCTTCTGCTAATTCTACACAATATTTATTTTTATACAACATATAATTTTCCTTTACCAAAAAATTATATTCCTTGAGATGACAAACATATGTATTTTTATGTGTAATTTTAAAAAAAAGTAACCAAAAAGGCTTATTGGTGTGTGATGCTTGAGTAATCCAACCATCTAATACACCACATTTTCCAGCAAATAATGAATGAAACGGAAAATCTTTATAATTTTTAACTTCTAAAGAAAAATGTGATAATTCTTCCGGTACAACTATATCTCCTTCATTTAAATCTTGTTGTTCTTTTGTATAATTTTGAAATTTTGAAATATTTTTACCACCAAAAAAAGCACCCGATGTAAAAACTCTCATAAAACTAAGAGAGAAAACAGATTCTAATAATTTACAGACTGCGTTTTCGCCTCTTTTTCCTTTATTTTTGTTTTTATTTGGCATTTTTTTTCTTTTTCTTTGATTTGGATTTTTTTCCGGTAGCAAATACAGTCAATTCGGGTTTATTTCTTTTAATAACCTTACCTAAAACTTTTGGAATTCTAGCATCATTTTCGGTTTTATTTCCCCAAGGTACAGTTACATCACCAAAAACACTTGTTAATCCACCAGCAGAATTATTTTCCAGTATTCTTTGGAAAAATTCATTAAATTTGTTTACAGGATCAGTTTTCATTAAATTACTTATAAATTTTTCCTATATATATTCTAAATATATTTTATAATATATATAATATAACTTCTAAAACCCACCCCCCTCCCTAATAAATTATCATATATATTTAGAATGTCAAGAATATTTTTAATACTTTCTGTTAACAGAGTATAAAATATAACAGTAAATAATAGTTGTATTGGTAATATTACTAGGCCGGACACTCAAAAACTATAATGAAAGATAAAAAAAAGTCAATTTAAAATTTGATTTTTTATACAAAACGTGATATTATTAAAAATTATGGAAATTTTAGAAGAATATAAAAAAGAAATTTGCGAAGATACGAAAATCGACCAAATGAATATTCTTGATAAGCAACTCATGCTACCGTCCATAAAACATAAATGGGTGTCTCGTTTGATAGATAGCAAGAAAAAATTAAACTCTTTGAATAAAAAGAAAAAAGATATTAAAAAGTTAGTAGTCGATCAGATGCAAAACGACATACCAAAAGGATTACCAAAAGCCGCACTCGATATAAAAATCGAAGGATCTGAAAAGGTTAAAGAGATAACCGAAAGTATCGAAAACTATGAATTGCTTGTAGATTATTTGGAGAAAGTGGAAAAAATATTTGCATCTATGAGTTTTGATTTTAAAACTGCTACAGATTTAATAAAAATGGAAACAACATGATATCAATAGATTTTCATAACGACCAAAGAAAGTTGATGGCGATTAACTGCGAAACCGATGTTTTAGAGTTGATCCGTCACTATTTTTCATGTCCAAATCCAGCAGCAATCGCAAGAAACAAATTTACACCCAAAAGATTGTATGCAATAACACCAACGGGTAGGTTTGAATCTGGTATGCTGAGTGTGATTACCGACTATTTGGTAAAAGAAAATTTAAATTTTTATATATCTGATGAAATCAAAAAGTCTAAAATCGTTTTAAATCCGTCTCAAATATATCCTCTAGGTGTCCCGTATAGAGATTACCAAGAAAGTGCCATAGAAACGGCTATACGATCAAACAACGGGGTTATAGTTGTTGGTACTGGCGGTGGAAAAACTCTACTGTGTGCCGGACTGATAAAAAATCTAAGGATTGTTTTAAATGATCCTACCGCTAAGGTTCTGGTCACTGTTCCTACAATACAACTCGTAGAACAAACCGCCTCTGATTTTAAAGAATACGGTTTAACCGGAATATCAAAATGGTCAGGTAAAAATAAATTAGATCATGATGCAAATATCATAGTAGCAGGAACTCAATATTTAGTAGGAAAAAATACAGATCTTTCGATTCTTTCTGACATAAAAATAGTTTTATGCGATGAGTGCCATGTTCTTAAAAAAGGAAATGAACTAAATAATATTTTTAAATTTATTGATACACCTTTTAAGTTTGGATTAACCGGATCATTGCCACCCGAAAAAATAGATCAATGGAACATAAACGGAAAACTAGGTCCAATAATTTTTGAAAAAAAGACCGACGAGTTAAAAAAGGGAGAATATGTTTCCGATTTTCAAATATATCTCATAGACATCGATCACGGTAAAACAAATTTTCCATTTAATCCAAATTCTCCTACATCAAAATATGAAAATGAATTAGCATTTTTAATTTCATGTAAAAAAAGAAATGATATTATAGCAAAATTAACCCATAAAATTAATAAAAATACTATAATAATGGTAGATAGAATTTTACACGGAGAAGAATTGTTAAAAAGTTTACAAGAAATTTGTTCAGATTCTCCGGTTTATTTTATACAGGGTTCTACCGAAATAGAAGACCGAGAAAAAATTAAAAAATTAATGGAAGAACAATCTAACGTAATAGTTGTGGCCGTTTCTAAAATATTTTCGACAGGTATCAATATACCAAATTTGCATTCTATTATTTTTGCATCAGCCGGAAAAGCTAAAATAAAAATCGTTCAAAGTATCGGACGAGCCTTACGATTACACCCAACCAAAGAAAAGGCATATATTTTCGATATTGCTGATAATACCTATTACGGTAAACTTCATAAAGAAGAAAGAAAAAAACTTTACACCGCTGAAAATTACCCCTACATAGAAAAAAAAATATAAATTATGAGAAGAAAAAAAATTGATCAAGATACATTAGTAATCGATGACGAAGAATTAGAAAATCTAGAAAAAGATTTATTACTTTTAGATGAAGATGATAACACAGACGACGAATATGAAGATCTCGACGAAGACGACGAAGACGACGAAGAAGAAGTAAACATAGAACCCAAACAAAAAGTAGAAAAGAAAAAAATATATATAGTGCCAAAAGAATTTGATGATGCTATAATGAAATATTATGAAACAGGCGATCTAACAAATCAATTAGCCGAAA